GACTTCAGTAATTACTCGAACAGTGAACCTCGAACCTCGTTCCAATCATATGGATAAGGGAAGGTTTTAAGGGAAGGGTGTTTTAAACCATTTTTCGCTAATATAAGGGAGTCTTTCCCCCTATATAAATAGAGAGATCTCTTTAAGAGGCTCTCGGACTGTTTTTTAACAAAAATATAAGAGTTTCCCCCAGATTTGGCATATCTTTGGTGCCACGCTACCTGCAAAGGCGACAGTAACACTTTGTAATATTTGGTTAGTTTTAATTCTATCCAAATTGGCACCCCATTATAGCACCCAAAAACATCCGGAATTCCACCTCCGGCCCTATTTTCAATTCTTGTCCAAAAAACATCATTTATGTTGTTTTTCAAGGATTTCCAAAACAAAGATTCTTTTGACATTGTGATTAAATTATTGTAAATAAATGGGATAATTTAGAAAGGAAGAAATTATGAAAATTAATTTTGATAAATATGACGCCAGTTGCGAAAACGGAGTGTGGACTTGGCATATTAAAAACCAAGATAACACAAAAACCATTCCTGTAAAAGTGACTTTCACTAGCCCTATTGGAATAGAAGTTAAAGATATTTACTTTGAGGAAAAAGAAAATTCAGCAACAAAAAAGCTACAAAGAATTCGAGAGGCTTTAAAAATCAATCAAAAAATTGATTGGGTATGTGGAATGCCTGATCATCCGATTGAAGACGAACTTCAAGCACTTATCGATATAATAGATGAGGAGGAAAAATGAGTAACGCACTTAAACATGAAGGAGCAGGATATCATTGGACTATCAGAAAGTACAAAGATCCAAATAAAAACTTTTGGTTAGAACGCCTAATGGTTCTAGTGAAAAATGCTCCAGAAAATGGAACAAGATTCAAAACATATAAAATGGGAAATACTACTTACAAATTAAGAAATTCTCAAAAAAATATGGTTGAATTTTTTAAAAAATTGGCATCCAGAAAAGCTTCTATATTTCCGGAAATGCCAATAAACCCTACACCTCTAGTATCAAGGTCAGCTCCTTTACGTAAAACAAAAAAGAGCAAAACTTGTTACGTGTGTAGGAAACTAAAACCTAATCGTATGTTTTATCAAAGAAAAGACGGAACATACTTTTCTGGTTGTATTCCTTGTCAGAAAACAATCAGAGCTAAAACTAAAGCAAACATTAATCTGTATGATCATAAATAAGGAGGGTAATATGGAAAGAATTAGTTTAGGACACATTGCAGTTGATAGTGGTCAGTTAATAATAACTGATCCCTGTCGAATTGATGAGCATTGGAAAAAGGAAGACTATGATCCTAAATCCAAGGCAACACCTTTTAGTTATAATGATATTTCTCAAAAAACTCAAAAGGGAGTACATTCTTCAAACTTTCCCACAAGTAAAATGCCGGGAGCTATTATTCATTTTGGTAGTGGATTTGGTGATGGATTATATCAAGTGTGGGGATATAAAGATGAAGCTGGTCGTATTGTTAAAGTAGATATCGATATGTGGAATCTAGACACGAGGTTGAAAAGAGAGTAAACTTCAATGGTGAAGGAAATTTGTGCAACATTACTAACACTCTGTTCTACACTCTTACAAAGTTTTGATTTTGAATATTCTAGTAATAAACAAGAGCTTTTTGTAAGAGGTATTACAGAGTGTACAATCGCAGTTAATCAAAGTGCTCCCCCTGAAAAAAGAGTACCAGTACTAATTAGCGTATCTCAAGCCATTCTAGAATCTAATTGGGGAGAAAGTCGTTTTGCAAAAGAAGCCAATAATTTTTATGGAATTATTCAAACAGATCCTACAGAGCCTCATATTAAATCCCTGAATTCCAACGTTTTAATGAAAAGATATGGAAGAAAATGTGAATCTGTCTATGATTATATTGCCTTACTAAATTCAGGGAGTCATTTTAAAAAATTTCGAGAGGAAAGATTAGGACAAGTATTTTTTACACGAAGAGTAGATTATGATAAACTGGTTGATGCATTAGAGGGTTACGCAACTGATCCTTTTTATGGAGACAAACTTAAAGAGATAATTTCACTCTTAAGGGAGGAATATTTTGGAGATATATAAATGTGCAAAATATGTAATAATAAAGGTTTTTTTATCGCTAGGTGGGAAGCAGAAGAATTTCACATAGTATGTAAATGTCAGCAAGAAAAGAGAAAGGGAATTATGTATTGGTTAATGGAAAAATTAGCAAAATTTATTGAAAAAATTACTTCTTAACTAATTCTTTTTTAGAAGTAACATCTTCAACAGTAATATGATCTATTAAAGGGGAGTGGAAATCTACAATTTCTTTAAGCCGCTCCTCTACTTGTTTTCTTGTCATTCCATCAATAGTTCCATGTAAAACAGTTGTTGTTTTTTCATGTAAACCTGCAGCCTGACCTCTAATTTTTTCCGCATTCACAGCTGCTGACCAATGTCCACTATCTTTAGCCCCATCTCTTAATTCCTTAAGATCTCTCATATGAGTACCTAAACTTGTTTCATTCTTTTTTTGTTGTTCTTCACGTAATTCTTTAATGTAACTAACTACTTTTGGATATTGATTGGGATTTTGAAGTTGATAAGACACTTGTCTTGCAATTTTTTCCGAATACCCTGCCTGACGGGCTGCTTCTGCTCCAGTAATTTTACCTTCTCCAAACACTAAGTTGTGAGCGTAGCGTAATTGCATGGGTGTGAGCTTCTCAGTCTTTTTATATTTTGGCATAATCATTAAAATGTCGTTGAAGAACATCAATTTTATCCTCTGCGGATGCTATTTTATCTAATAACTTATCCATTTCCTCTAAATGTTGAGGATGCTCTCCAATACCAACAGGACGAGTTAAATAAATATGAATAGTAGTTTTAGCCTCAGCAATTTCAGCTTTGTATTTTAATATTAAGGCCTCATGCATCTTTTCGGCTATTTGTTTCAACATAAAAATTTACTATATAGATATATCAAAGTGATTTTATATATTTTTCCCTATATTTCAATGAAAAGTGAAAAGTCTGTTGAATGTGTTGAATGAAAAAAAAGTACATTCAACATCTTATTTGTTACATAAATGACAGAATATATACATTATTTATTAATGTTGAATGTGTTGAATGATATTTTCAAATCTTTAAAAATATTTTATAAAATTAATCTGATATACCTATATAGGAGAAATTATTGACATTAGAAATTATTCCCATCACCATTAGAGCTGCTAATGAATTTGTTGAAAAATATCACAGGCATAATAAAAGAGTCCAGGGTGCGCGGTTCGCGGTCGGTTGTCTTAGTAATTTGGAGCTCGTAGCTGTAGGCATAGTAGGCAGACCCGTAGCACGTAAGCTGGATAACGGCCTGACGGCCGAAATTACTAGGCTTTGCGCCAAACCAGACGCACCTAAGAACTCTTGCAGCTTCCTCTATGGTCGTTGTTGGAGAATCTGGCAGCAAATGGGGGGAAAACGAATGATTACCTATACATTCGAAAAAGAGGACGGCGGATCCGTTCGCGCCACAGGATGGCGCATGATAGGGGCTACCAGGGGATTTGGAGATCATCTCAAGGGGTGGCAAACCAGGTCAGGAAGGGAAAAACAAGAAAATGTCAAAGAACCAAAATTTAGATGGGAAATTACAAAAAAATAGGATAAAAGGAAAGTCTAATCCAGTGGCAAGGGATTTGTTTACAGCTCGGTATAAACCCCGTGTGGTAAAGAATAAAAAGAAATACAGGAGGGAAGATGTCATTAAAAAAATCAACTTCGCCGTTGAAGAAGACAGCTCCTAAACGTATTCCGATAACAAATGAATATTCACTTTTTATTACCGCTCCTTGTTTTGGTAATCTTGTCACTGTAGATTTTATGCAGTCCATGATTAACACTCAGTCGTGGACTGCAGATAACCATATTCCTTTACGTTTTTATTGGTTGGGTAACAACGCTATCATCACAGAAGCAAGAAATAGATGTGTAGCGGAATTCCTTAATGACAACGCCAATTATTCTCATTTACTCTTCGTCGACGCTGACGTTGCCTTTGGAGTGGAAACCCTGGAGAAGCTATTAAAAGCAGACAAGGATGTCGCTGTCGCGCCCTATCCGAATAAATCAATCGATTGGGCGTGGCAGGAATTTCGGATGACACAGGATCCCGAAGCGGATTATTCTAAAGCTGGTTTAACTTTTAATGTCGTCTTTGAAGACGCTCGTAATGGTGGAGATGAATCAGCTGGAAATTGGGGCACTAATAATCTCCTTCCTGATAAGGAAGGATTTCTTCGTGTAAAAAGAGCTCCAACAGGAATGATGCTGATTAAACGTGAAGTATTTTCCTCCTTAATAACAGCACCGTATCCGCAAAGGGTAAAGCCTTACCGCGACGTTTC